GGTCAGACCAGTCACACCCGAGGCCAGCGAAGGCGTCGTGGCCTTGTAGGTGGTCGAGCCGACAACGACGTACACGTTCACGGCAACAGCACCGAAGGGGGCAGTGCCAGTCCAAGTGACTGAGACACCCTTACCGGCGGTGGCGTTCGTGACCGTACCGGCAGAAACGCCAGCAGTCTCACCGTAGGCCGAGGACAGCGTGATGTAGACAGCCGAGCTTGACGTGGCAGGCAAGCCTGAACCCGTCGAGTCGTTGGCTGCGGTCACTGAAGTCAGAGCCGAGGTGGGCAGAGCGGTCGAGACGGCGTTCATCATGTTGCGCTCTTCGGCGAGGAAGTGCGACCAGATGAGTGACGTGTGCGACAACTGGCGCAGGTCGGTGTAGCCCTGACCGGCGAACTCAGCCTGCAGCGAAACGCTGTCCGACAGACCCTGCTCGACGAACGACTTGACAATCTTGTCGGCGGCGTAGGTGATCTTGGTCGGACGGTTCAGCGAGACACCACCGAACGAGGTCGAAGCCGAGGTGCTGTTGAAGAAGGACGAGGTCTGTCCAACTCCACCGACACCGGCGTTTGAGAGGCCCGTGATGCGACGGAACTCAAGCGCCTGGCCCTGAGCCTTGATGCGGGCGACGCTGTTGCGAAGGTACAGTTCCTTCGGGATAAGCAGCGAAAGCACCGGATCGAGATCGTAGGGCACAAGGCCGCTTACGCCGGAAATAGTGCTATTTAACGGGCTGGTGAGCGTCAAGTCCTTCTGCAGGTCGGCGAGGCCGTCGAGCGATGACTGAACGGCAGCCAACTGGTCGCCTGAGATGGCCTTCGTGATTTCACCCGTCAGTTCAGCAACGCGTGAAGCGGTGTTCACCGTCTTCTGGATGCCACGAGTGGGGTCGAACGAGATTTCACCGCGTGACTTTGCAGCCAGGGTGTTGGAGTGGACAGTGCTAAGGGCTGACTTGTAAGCCTCAAAGCGCTTGACCTGCTCGTCGGCTGGGAGGCCGTGAAAGAGCTGGTCAAGGGAGGGAGCGGCGAGCGCCATTCTGGTTCCTTTGGTTGTGGGTTAGTTTGCTTCCAGTGCCCGAGCGGTGTCGAGGTACTGGTTGCGAAGGGCAGGGTCAGTGATCTGTGCGGCGAGGTTGCGGAAGCGCTGTGCTTCTACCTCTCGCGCCAGTGTCGCTGCTGACTTGCTGGTTTGCTCACGGGTGGCGCGCAGTGCAGGCCCCCCAGGTGCAGCCATTGACTTTACCTCGTCAAGCGCGGCCTTCAGGAGAGCAATCTCCTCTTTCGCCTCGCTCAATTCGGCCTTCGCCGTCATGACTTCTTCAAGGCCCAGCGCCTTGACGATTTCGTTGCGCAGTTCCGACTTCACCTCGGGGGTGGCGGTCTCCGCGCTTGCGTTCTTGATGAGGTCGGCGCTAACGCCAAGTCCTACATAGGCCATTGTGTCTCCTGTGTTGTCATCGTCCCATCCGGTGAATGGGGCGTCTGTTTCGTTCTCTGAGGCTTCGTCAGTCCACCAGCAGAGGAACCACTCAAGGGTAGTGAGCAATTCCTTCACGTCGCAGACTTCATTCTCATCACCGGCGACCATCTCGTCGAGCTCAGCCTTGATGCAGTTGATGAGCCCCAAGCGGATAGCGGCGAGGTCGGCGGCGTCGTGCTTCATGTCGTCAGCCTTGACGAGTTCGGCGTCTGCGCCCTTCCAGTTGTCGGGGATTAGATCCTCACGGCCCAGAGCCTCGGCGCGAGCCTTGATGTGCGCTTTCGCGGCGGCTGGGTCTTTGGCGCGTCCGATGGACTGGATAGCGTTGCGGAGGTCTTTGAGGGTCTTGATGGGGAAGCCACCACCAGCCATCGCCTGTCCAGCGTCAGCCATGTCTGCACGCTCGGCGTCGGTGTAGTCCTTCTTGGCGAGGTCGGCGTCGGCTTCCTTCATGTCGCGGTTGTCAAGTGCCTCGGGGGTCGAGACGCGCTCGGGCTCGGCGAACTCGGAGCGGCCTTCGGGCTGCTCACCAGTGCCAGCGCATACGTCGCAGTCGGTCTCTTGGGTGTTGCCCTCGACGTTGGACTTCTTGCCGGTGCCAGAGCAGGCGCGGCAGAAGAACGGGGAGTCACGGTCAAGAACCTCGTCACGAGTACCAGGCTCTTCGGTCATTACGGCTTCGGCGTTGAGGGTTGGGCTCTCAGCCTTTTCTACTTCGCTCACGGCTGAGCCTTTCACTAATGCCCCGTCTACCGACTTGGCGATTTCGATACTGCACGAGCTGTTGGCCGGACGATCCACGAGTGAGATTTCCACGATGGATCCGTCGACTATTCGACCTCCTGGGGCCTTATCGTCCTTGACCACGCGAGCGCCCTTGATGCCAATCGAGAAGCCCGTGTAGATGCCCTCTTCGACCATCATGGCGGCCTGCGGATCTACGACCTTTGCGGTCACGACGAAGCCGGTGCCGGTCTGCTCCATCTCGGTAGCCTTGCCGACTGCCTTTGAGCCGTGCATCTCGCGAATGTTGCCAATCTCCATCCACGCTGGCATCGCGCTCTTGAGCCACTTAGGGTCACAGATTTGCTGGTCGAGGTCGAGGGTATCGTCCGTCGCCAGTCCCTTGACGTACATGAACCCGTCGGGGCCACGCTTGGCGGTCAGGTTGCCGAGGTAGATGGACTTGATGGTGTCGGTCATTGGTTCTCCGTAGGTCAGACTGCTGGCGTGATGAAGCACTCGCAGTTGGGGTGAAGCGGTGGGTAGGTGTCGGTTACGTCGTGAGGGTTGGCTTCCCCCTCGGCTTGGCACTCGTCGCATGGGTCGTAGGTCTCCCAGTTGAACTGGGTAATCCCTGCGACTTGGTAGGCGTCCAGCGTTGATGCGTTCGCAGCTCGTCCGGCTTCGGTTGAGGCGATGGCCTGCGCTCGCTCGTAGGAGAAGGCGTAGGAGTTGTAGATCGCGCTCGTAATCTCGTCGTAGGTCGAGCCCTGCGCCAGTCCGTCGGCGATGATGTTGCCGATGGCCTGTGAGGTCGTGTCGCTAATCCCCTTGATGGTGACGCCAACGCTATCCATAAGGGCGCGTAAGCCCTTCCCAGCCACCTTAGAAGCGGCCTCAGCGTTGCCTGGTGTCCACGTTGCCCAGTCCACCGAGTTCGAGAGCGCCCCCATTGGCGAGGAGGTGATGGCGTCGTTGTCGGGCAACTGGGTCATCGCGTCATCGGTTCCCACGAGGCCGCCGTCGGCGTGAACGCCTGAGACGAGGTTCGTGAGCGCGTCGGTGTTGATGGCGACGTTGTTGTCTACTGCCGCCTTCGCGTCGTGCTTGTCCTTGTCGGACTTGCTCGCCTTAGCGGTGCTGGCAACGAGGGCGTGGCGCACTGCCGTCTCTACGCCGGTTGTAGCGGCTTTGAGGGCTTCGTGGATCAGTGGCGCGTAGTGCTCGGAGACCTTGCGGCGTCGAGCGACAATGGCCGGTGTCTGCGCCTTAGTAGTCAAACCTTTTGGGGTATCGCTTATCTGCGCTTTCAAGACTGCAGCCTCTTCGGGTGTGTGGAACTTGAACTCGAACTTGCGAGCCCGAGGCTTCTGGGCGAACTTGGCGAACGCCTTAGCCTCTTGCGCTTTTAGGTCAGTTTCCGGCGCTTGGCTCGCACTCGGGCTTTCTTCACCTTCGTCTTGGCCTGCTTCGCCTTGTGGAGTTTCGCTGAGCGTGCTGCCGTCACTGGGGGTCTCCTTCTGTCCTGATGTCTCGCCTGAGGCGTCGGTGTTGAGCAGACCCTTGAGGAAGGTGATGGCGTTGCCTGCGACGATGAACGGCTCGTCGGCTTCGGGCATCTCGTAGAGGGCCTGACCGAGTTCGCCCTGCACGTCGTTGAGGGTCTTTTGCCCCGAGAACAACTGCATCTGCAGTGCCTTGCTCTGCTCTAGTTCGCTCTGGGTGCTGGTGCTGTCCTGCAGGACGAAGGTGACGTTGAGGTCGGCGTCGAGGTAGCGACGGCTCAGGGAGTTGATGATGTCGGTGACGTACATCTCCATTGGCTTCGTCGAGGTCAGTTCAGAGGACTGCTGTTCGCCTTCCATCTGACCCTTGCCACCACCGAGACCGGCGCGAGCGACCACACCGAGCGCCGAGGGGGATACGCCCATAATGGCGGCGATGCGCTTGATGATGAACTCGTCATAGTCGGACTTGTAGCGCTCGTCCTGCGAGGGCATGGCAACGGGGTCGAAGCCGTCTGGCAGAACCTTGATGCGGTGACGCTCGGCGGTTGAGCCGGTCAAGCGGTCGTTGAGGATGCGCTCGTAGGCCGACAACTTCTCAAGCGTCAGTTCCATGCTGTTCGTCTTCATGAACGTCGTGGGCATAGATCCGAACTGGTACTCGGCTCGCATCCACGCCTGACGGTCGAGGTACAGGGTCGCGGCTGGGACACACTGCTCGACGAGCGAGAGGCCGTAGGGCGAGTAGGTGCGGCGGTTCTTGACGTAGACGCTCATCTGGTCGGTCAGGTACTCGCCGTACTTGCCAGGGGTGTTGTAGAAGTCGCCGTCGCTCTCGGGGGCGGCGGTGAACTCGCCTCGCGGGAAGCCCCAGAGAACCTGCTGGTAAGCGGGGAGTGGAGCGGTTGGGATGTCGCCTCGGTTGTCCAGCAGCAGTTTGATGGTCGGGGCGTTGATGATGTCCAGACCGATGAGGCTCTTGCCGAGGTTGTAGCGAGGGTAGATGCAGAGCTGGTCGTAGATGAACACTTGGTTGAGGGCTTCGGTGAGCCACTCGCTCCATGAGCGGTCGGTTTGGGTGTAGGGGTTCTTCCAGAACGCCGTCAGTCGGTTGATTTCGTCGCCGTACTTGTCGCGACCAATACGCGCCGCCTTAGCGTGGCTGACGTTCTTGTCTTGCATGATTTCGGCGATGGCGCTCTCGGAAAGGGTGAATGACCAGTCCTGCTTCACCAAGTCGCCGACGCGGATGTCAATGGCGCGGCGGATTACGTCCACCTGCTCAGCCATTGAGGTCAGTACCTCGTAGGGAACCTCGGTCTGGGTGAGGACAAGGTTCTGAGCGACGGCGTACTCGTACTTACGAGGTAACGCGCGGCCGGTTTCGTCGAGAACTACGTCAATGGGCGCAGGGAGCAGTGGCGCGGCTGGGCCGAGCATGGCTCCGAAGCCACCGCCGTTGGGCGTGACGCCTGGGCGATCCATTGGGATTGCCTGCCCGATGCCGGTGACGATGCCCTGCCCGCCAATGGTCGAGTACGGCTCCGAAGGAGTGGCGCGGTTGTAGTTCGAGGTTCCCAATGGCGAGCCAGCAAGCCCAGCCTTCACAGCCTCGGCGACGGTCTCAGCAAGTTTCTGGTCTCGTGCCTTACGGCTGAAGCGGTCTCGAAGTGCCATCTCGTCCTATCGGGGGTAGACCTGAATGAGGTCGTAGTCGTTGTTCTTTGCTCCGCAGTGGGGGCAGTTGGTAGCGTCCCTCGCCACTGGAAGCCCACAGATGGGGCAGGGTGGGGCAAGTTCGGCGAAGAAGCGGTCGGCGCTCGCACCGGCGGCGAGCCCTAGTTCGGTGATTGCGTGGACGAGGGCGTCCAAGCGGTCGGGGGAGGTTCCACTGTCGGGGAGCCAGCCGGTCATCTGGTCTTCGAGGATGTCAAAGGAGCCAACGTGCGAGATGCGCCCTTGTTCGTAGAGGGCGGCTATCGGCTCAGCTCGTAGGCGCTTGCCGACTTTGGCGGTGATGCCCTTGTAGGGAGCCGACGGCATGACTGAGCGGATAGTGGCTTCCACCATGTCCCCGCCTTGGTTCTTCTCGGCCACGATGCGGTCGGCCTTGTAGTCCTCGAAGGCTTGGACTGCCCTGTGCGCCCATCCTGAGGGCGTATCACGGCACGAGCGGTCGGCGAGGACGTATCCCCTACCGTCTGCGCCCTTGCCCACGATAACGATGCCCGTTTCGTCGGAGTTCTCGCCAGAGGTGACGGCGGGGTCTATTGCGACCACGATGCGCACCAGTTCGGGGGCTTCGGCTATACGGGACTTCTCGATGTCCGAGTGACTAAAGATAGCCCCAGGCACGTCGAGCAGGACTTCTCCGTAGAGTTCCTGACGGCCTAAGCGCGTCCCCTCGTAGCGAGCCTTCAGCTCAGCGAGCGCGGCTGGGGAGAGGTTGGCTTGGTTGTCGAACGTTGATCCGCGAGTGACCACTACCGAGCCATCTTCTCGCGCCATGAACTCACGGATGAGTTTCGTCGGGCGGGGGGTGGTGGTGATGATGGTCTGCGGATTGCCGATACGGAGCGCAGGGGCTAGTCCTGCCGTCCATGTCTCCTCATAGCGCCAAGCGGCGAACTCGTCGAGCCACGCGTAGGAGAGGTTGAGCCCTCGGGCGCGGTCGGGTTCGTCTGCCGAGACCATGTGGATTTTGGAGCCGTTGGTCAGGGTTATCTGACCGTTCGAGCGGTTGTATTGCTCTAGGGCTCCGGCTGGCAGAGACTTGATAATCCCAGACGGGCCTTCGACACAGGTGCGGCGAACGTCGGTGAAGGTCGGGGCCACCACAGCGCACTCGATGCCTGGCTCGCTCATGGCCTTCTCGATTAGCCAGCCAGCGCCGGTGAAGGTCTTACCCCAGCCTCGGCCTGAGAGAATGAGCCAGATGCGCCAGTTCCCCTCGGGGGGGAGTTGCTGGGGTCGGGCTGATGAGCGGTAGCGACTGTGGCCGAGTTCGCGCTTGGCGATTTCTGCTTTGAGTGCCTGCTCTTTGAGTTCTAGAGCCTCAAGCCGTTTCAGTTCCGCTAGGCGTGTCTTCAGTAGCGTCGTCATCTATCTCCCCGAGCGTAGCCTCTAGACGGGCAATCTCCTGCTGGATGTAGTCCAGCGTGATGACCTCGGTTCGGATTGGCGCGTCGAGGCCCATGAGCTTGGCCCTGCGATCCATGATGGCGAGCACTCGGTCAATGGCGAACAGTGCGCCCTTCTCCTCGGACAATGCCTTGTCCATAGCCTTCTCAAGCAGGAGGTCGAGGCGCTGGCCTTCGAGACGCCGGAACTCGTCCACCGCTTCGGCAGGGATAGCGGCAAGGGCTCGCTGGCATCGGTTGTAGGCGGTCGCTTTGGTGACGCCCATCTGGTCGGCGATTGCCTGGTAGGACATTCCCAGCGAGCGGAGTTTCAGGGCGGCGGTGTCGAGGTGCGCCTGTTCTTCAGTGCGTTGGAAGCCAGCCATAGTTTAGATACCAGAGTTTAGGCTCGGGGTAGAACACTCCGAACATACACTCCTAGAGTAGCACAGATTGGTGACGCTCGCCATTTGGCTTTATTTAGCCTCTTGGGGTGGTTACAGCAGTGTCCTCGGTTGCGCCTCAGCCCACGCCACTCGGGCCTCGATGATAGGCCAGTAGTCCTCGGTCATCTCGCAGCCAATCCAGTCAAAGCCTTCTAGGACACAGGCCACTGCCGTTGAGCCGGAGCCCAAGAACGGATCTAACACGGTTCCGTTCGGGGGGGTCACGAGCTTGACCAGGTAGCGCATCAGGGCAAGGGGCTTGACGGTGGGGTGGAAGTTCCTTGACATTGTCGGTATTGAAGTCATATTATTTCTTGACCACTCATCTTGCGCATAAACTCCAGTTGCATACTCAGGCAACCCCTCCAGCCCTGCGTTGCGCTCGGACTTGCTGGCCTTAGCGCAGTAGATAAAGGACTTACCGCTTGAGGCCTTCTCCCCATGTCCCGAGAACGTGGGCGTGATGCTGAATGTGACAGGCTCGGCATAGCCATCTGATTTCCGTAGGCTTGTCGTAATCGTCGTGATGCCGGTCGGCTCGTGGGTTGCCACAACTTTCGCATGGTTGCTTGACAGGGTGATGCTTTCGAGCGATGACCCGAGCCAGAACTTTGCGGCGATACTCTGGGTCGCTTGCATAACGCTCTCGATGATCTGCTTTGACTCGTTCTCCGTGACGCTCATAGAACGTTCCACCAAGAGGCCCACGCAGCGCAGCCCCTCGGGGAGAGCCATGTTGAGAACATGAACGAGAACAGAAGCGTCGTACTGACTTTGCAGGGATGAACTCCCCTCCGCAGTGTTCGCAGTTTCGGGGTGCAGGTTTAGGTCGTGCCATAGACTTCCATCATAGTCGCCTTTGGTGCTGAAGAAAAAACGAGCGGCGGAACCGGAGTCGCCATAGAACGGGGTGTCCTCAACCCCACCGAATAGCCCTCGGGAGGTGCTCGTGCTTTCTCCGGTCAGCGTTGGCCCTGATGCTTTGCCACCCGCACCAGCCTGTCTCGGAAACCCTGCCAGCACCTCGTCGCTTCCGTCATGGATTACGTTGGCAGGCCAGCGACCGGTGTTGAGTTTAGCGATTTGGTGACCAGTCGTGAAGGCTCCCGAAGGTGACAGATGAGTGCTTTCGCCACTTCGAGTTGTGGCGCCT